TCAAATAAGTGGTTTGCTGCCTAATTTCATTTTCTGGCGACCAACACAAGTCACACCCATTTCACTGCGTGGCTTGCTGTACCATGTGCGCTGATTCTTGCGCTCAATACGTTGCAGGTTGCTTTCAATCTGTTCGTGGTATTCAGCCAGCACCGTAAGGTCTATCGGATTCAGTGCGCTTTCTACTCGTGATTTCGGTTTGCGATTCAGCGAGATAATAGGGCGGTTAACTGGTTTTGCGCTTACCCCAACCAACAGGGGATTTGCTGCTTTCCATTGAGCCTGTTTCTCTGCGCGACGTTCGCGGCGGCGTGTTTGTGCATCCATCTGGATTCTCCTGTCAGTTAGCTTTGGTGGTGTGTGGGAGTCGTAGTCCTGAACGAAAACACCCCGCGATTGGCGCATTGGCAGCTAATCCGGATTCGCACTTCCGGCCAATGCTTCGTTTCGTATCACACACCCCAAAGCCTTCTGCTTTGAATGCTGCCCTTCTTCAGGGCTTAATTTTTAAGAGCATCACCTTCATGGTGGTTAGTGCGTCCTGCTGATGTGTTTAGTATCACCGCCAGTGGTATTTATGTCAACACCGCCAGAGATAATTTATCACCGCAGATGGTTATCTGTATGTTTTTTATATGGATTTATTTTTTGCAGGGTTGTGTGGCTTGGGAGGTGATCGAGAGATCTGAATTGCGATGTATAGTGAGTTGTATCTATTAATTTTCAAATAAATACAATTGGTTATGTGTTATTGGGTGAAGGGGATCGTGAGGCAAAGAAAACCCGGCGCTGAGGCCGGGGCAATAAAGTTATTCTGCGTCAATATCTTCTACGGTTAGTAGAGGGTGTACCTTATCAAGCAATTGGATGAAATCTTCATAAGTATCGCTTGCTTGCATGAGTGTTGTTACCCCTGTAAGTCTCTTTTGAAGAAGACCATATCCAGTTCCCTCTGATAGAAACTGATGCATTTTTGCACCTGCCTTTTTTGCTTTTGCTCTTTCTTCCTTTAGCGCATTTCTTAGCTCTGGTGCCATGCGGTCATAAGTTATGTTATTCACAAGATGACCAAAGTATTGCGGTCTCCGCATGTTTGCTTTGAATGGGACTCCTCTGAGTCTACATAACTCCTCAAAGAATTCTGGCGGATATGTGCTTACCCATGGTCGCATTTCTTTAGCGATGAATTGCTCAAGGAGTTTTGCCAGTTCATCGCGCTCTCGTTCTTTTTGGTATCCAGTCGCTTCATCAACGAGCGCAACGGCGCCAACTCTAGCTAGAGCTTTATAGAGCGCTTTGGCTTTTGCAGCTGTATTCAAGTGATGCTTTTGTCGTAGGGCTCCATCCCTCTCAGCATCTGTCCATGCCTCGCAAAGCGCTGGTAGCATAGTAACGTCAATGCCATAAGCGACACCTGCACCTGATGTATTTTTATATACAATTGGTTCTGCTAGCGCTTCTCTTAGTTCATCAGAAATATATGGCTGAAGCTCATTTGCTTGGAGAACATATGGTAATTGACCTGGCTTCCCATTTGGTACCCATCTTGGCATTTTTGAGCCAACAGATACACCGAATGTTTCTGCCAATCCATTTGCACCTTGCATTGAAACCACTCTGCGACCATCAGGCAAAACAGCACAAGAAACACCTGTCGCCATTAATCCTGTGTGAGTTGGCTTTGGAGCTGATCTAACGATTGCTGACATTGCTGCTGCTTTTTGAGCTCGTTTTTTAGTATCCATAAATCCCCCATATGCTTGGTTATGGTGATGATAGCTTATTTCAAATAAGCAGGGCAATGGTAGCTAAATCATTAATTAGCTACAAAATGCATCATTTTTATTTATCTCATTGATATGTATATATTTATCGATAAAATATTTTTAGCTGTTCTGTGATTAAGCTAAATATTAATGCTAATTAATGCGTTAGCACAATGTGTGGATCACGACCAATAAAAAAGGCCGCACTTCTGTGCGACCTTTCATCATCCAAACGTCTCTTCAGGCCACTGGCTGGCGATAACTTTCCCCACAACGGAACAACTCTCATTGCATGGGATCATTGGGTATTGTGGGTTTAGTGGCTGTAGAAACACCTGACCACTATCCCTGATCAGTTTCTTGAAAGTAAATTCATCACCACCAAGTCTGGCTATGCAGAAATCGCCGGGCTCAACAGCCTGCTCAGGGTCAACAAGAATTAACATCCCGTCAGGAAAGCTTGGCTTGGATCCTGTTGGCGCGGTCATGGAATTACCTTCAACCTCAAGCCAGAATGCAGAATCACTGGCTTTTTTGGTTGTGCTTACCCATCTCTCCGCATCACCTTTGGTAAAGGTTCTAAGCTCAGGCGAGAACATCCCGGCCTGAACATGAGAAAAAACAGGGTACTCATACTCACTTCTAAGTGACGGCTGCATACTAACCGCTTCATACATCTCGTAGATTTCTCTGGCGATTGAAGGGCTAAATTCTTCAACGCTAACGTTGAGAATTTTTGCAAGCAATGCGGCGTTATAAGCATTTAATGCATTGATGCCATTAAATAAAGCACCAACGCCTGACTGCCCCATCCCCATCTTGTCTGCGACAGATTCCTGGGATAAGCCAAGTTCATTTTTCTTTTTTTCATAAATAGCTTTAAGGCGACGTGCGTCCTCAAGCTGCTCTTGTGTTAATGGTTTCTTTTTTGCGCTCATACGTTAAATCTATCACCGCAAGGGATAAATATCTAACACCGTGCGTGTTGACTATTTTACCTCTAGCGGTGATAATAGTTGCATGTACTAAGGAGGTTGTATGGAACAACGCATAACCCTGAAAGATTATGCAATGCGCTTTGGGCAAACCAAGACAGCTAAAGATCTCGGCGTATATCAAAGCGCGATCAACAAGGCCATTCATGCAGGCCGAAAGATTTTTTTAACTATAAACGCTGATGGAAGCGTTTATGCGGAAGAGGTAAAGCCCTTCCCGAGTAACAAAAAAACAACAGCATAAATAACCCCGCTCTTACACATCCCAGCCCTGAAAAAGGGCATCAAATTAAACCACACTTATGGTGTATGCATTTATTTGCATACATTCAATCAATTGTTATCTAAGGAAATACTTACATATGGTTCGTGCAAACAAACGCAACGAGGCTCTACGAATCGAGAGTGCGTTGCTTAACAAAATCGCAATGCTTGGAACTGAGAAGACAGCGGAAGCTGTGGGAGTTGATAAGTCGCAGATCAGCAGGTGGAAGAGGGACTGGATTCCAAAGTTCTCAATGCTGCTTGCTGTTCTTGAATGGGGCGTCGTTGACGACGATATGGCTCGATTGGCACGACAAGTTGCTTCAATTCTCACCAATAAAAAACGCCCGGCGGCAACCGAGCGTTCTGAACAAATCCAGATAGAATTCTGAGGTCATTACTGGATCAATCCACAGGAGTAATTATGACAAAACGTCGTAAGAAATACCAGGAAAAAGAAGAGATTCGACACCCTGATTCACCTGAGGGATTAGTGGTAGCCGCAGCAAATAACAGGGCGTTCGCAGAGCGCCTTGTTGGTGTTTACAGACTAGCCAAAGCAGGAGTGAAACATGGGCGTCGTTAAGTTAGCTGATTACAGGCCTCAACTGGAGGTCGTGGAGCATCGCGTGGCAGATACCGAAGATGGTTTCATGCGCGTTGCTAACGAGATTACCGACAGTCTGCTGATGGCTGATTTAACCGTCCGGCAGTTGAAGGTGATGCTCGCTATCATGCGCAAGACATACGGATTCAATAAGCCGATGGATCGACTCACAAACACGCAGATAGCAGCCATGACAGGTATTCATCACACTCATGTTTGCGCTGCCAAGCGCCAGCTTATTGAGCGTAAATTCCTCATTGCTGATGGCGTGAAAATCGGAGTGAACAAGGTGGTTTCTCAGTGGATTATCCAGGACAGCTTAACATTAGCTAAAACAGCTAATAAAACATTAGCCAAGTCGGCTAATGGGTATAAGCCAAGTCAGCTAAACACAAAAGACAATATACAAAAGACAATAAATACAAATACCCCCTTACCCCCTAACGGGGGCGGCGATGGGCAGGTTAAACCTGAACGTCGCAAGGCAGAACGAATCGACTACGAATCCTTCCTGAACGCCTACAACAC